TGTAGTTTATCTGTACACTAAGTAAATGAGTGACTCATTTCCAGAAGAGATCTATGAGGGACTCAAAATCCCTTCCGGAAAAACGCATCCTGTTAAAAAAAGCGTGAAGGAACTTCATGTTAAAGATGTCATGACAAACGACCAAATAAAAGCGCGCGAAGGCACCTATTTTACCGAAAAGGAGGTGAAGACAATTCTTTCAGAGGATATTGATGTGTACCGTACCGACCCTGAAACAGGCGAAAAGCGTCTACTGGCAAAATTTCGCAAAAATGTCTTTACACCGGATGAAATTCGTATCGGCTGGGAGGGATTCTACCAAACGGCCGCCGCCAGTCGCAATCGTGGCGCTGCAGCTGGTCCTATTGATACAAAATCCGCCTATTGGAAGAAGCGCAATCCTACTGAAATCACAAAGTGGTCGGCGAAGTACATACAGGATGGAAAGGTCAGTAAGATGCGTGTAAACAACAATGTGATGAGCAGTGTTCTCGGTTACTTTGAAAAAACGCCCTTTATGGGACTTCCGTGCCGTCTCACGAGTTACACCCAGCGATTCTTCAAACAGTACAGACACGGTATTCCGTTCATTGAAGCCGTTGATGATAAATTTAAGCAGTTGGTGCCCGATGCGCACAAGAAACAGCATGCCGCTGCCTCAAAGAAGGCCATGTATCGCATTGAGAATACGGCCTTCAGTTCAGTTACTCTGAATCGTAATTTCCGCACAGCCCTTCATTGTGACGCTGGGGATTACATGGAGGGGTTTGGCAATCTCTCTGTAATTGAGCGTGGCGACTATTCTGGTGGATATACACTCTTTCCGCAATACGGTATCGGGTTCAACATCCGCACAGGTGATTTCTTAGCCATGGATGTACACCAGTGGCACTGTAATACGGAACTCTCAGAGACACCTGCGCAGGCCAAGAAGAATAAGGCACTTCCTGATATCTACAAGGATGATCCGACCACGGGAACATTTGGAACAAATAAGAACTTCACACGAATCTCATTTGTCTGCTATCTTCGTGATAAACTCCGTCAATGCGATGAGGGACAGACCCGCAAATACTACAATCGCATCAAGTTTGACCCTAAGAAAGGTCCGAAGTCGAAGTTTTCTGGGAAAACAAGAAAACATCATAAAGAAGAAGGGGAATGAGTACTGAAGACTATGCTCAAAAGATTCGCAATGCCCTTGCGATGACAAGTCGTTATATCGCGCCTCCGTCTGTCTCCTTTACGGCAAACACGGGCGAAGGGTTCATTGCATCTGTAACACCGTATCTTATCTGGGGGCTTATGGTTCTCTTTATCGTGGCACTTGTTGTTGTTATTGTTAACTACACAATCTATCCCATTTTTGACTTTGGCTCGACACCAAATGCTCTCATTCATATACCGCAATCCGATTGGACCTATTCCTGGGCAGATTCAGATCCTGCAGTAATGTTTGTAGATAGTGCCGCAGCAAAGACACTTCCGACAAAGAATTTCAGTCTCTATTTTGACACCAAAGTCATTGCAACCATTCCTACCGCCGATACAAACATGAAGTATGTACTTGTCTACAAGACAACTGCAGGCTCTGGAACTGCTGCCTCGGCGGCTGCAGCAGCGGCAAGCTCAGCAACTGCAGCAACCACTACACTTGCGACAGGAGCTCTTCCTCAAGGTTCAACCTGCTCAGCAGCTGATGTCCAAGCCATTGCAGGTGCTATTACAGCATCCAATACCTCTATGCCAACAGGTACTGCAGCAACTATGGTCCAACCCCTACGCACATTTAACCATCTCAATGATGCGACACTCGGTGTTCCATCTGACCCGTCTCTAATTGCCTTCTATGATGCAGGTGCTTCAAAAATCATTGTCTATTTGGCTGTGGCTGCAGCAACCACTGGTTCAACACCTAATTGGCTTCATGTGTCCACGGATATTACACCGAATGTACCCTATCGCGTAGGTATTGTTGTGAGTGATTCAATCATGGAACTCTACTTGAATGGTAAGTGGGCCGCGAGTACAACCTTTGGAGGAAAGATACCGATGGGCGGGGACAAAGATACCCTTTTCAGTGTTCCCTCTCGCTATTCTGCCAATGTAGTCGTACGAAATCTAGGAACAACAGATCGTGTAGTCTCTTCCGGTGAAATGCGTGGCATAGGAACTCCTGCTCTTCAATAGAGAGATGATCATCTGGTTCATCGCGGCATTTATCATCATAATTACAATTTATGCATTTAGCGTATTTTTAACACCCAAAATAACGACGAGTTCTGATCCAGGTCCATGGATTCTTGATGGCAATCAGGGTTCGACAGGCCAGGTGAATAACAACGGCACTTATGTGACAAACTTCTTGAAGAATCAGAGTTCAAGTTTCCGTATTATGTATTACATACAGTCACTTCCTCGTACTGCGTCTGTCTATGATACCACCACAAACACTGCAAACTTCAATCCTAATACAGATTCATTCGATATCTGTGATACTACAGCAGGCACATGTGTACATCCTGGATTTGCGAAGCTTCTACAGTTTGACACCTCTCTCTGGATTGAACTTCTACAGGCACCTGACGCATCTCGTCCTGGACTTCCCAAGACACAGGTCTGTATTCAGACAACCGACCAGACAGGCAAGTTATATATTGAGACCTTTGCACTACCACCCTTTCCTCAACAGAAGTGGGTGATGCTCACACTCTCGCACGAGGGCTCCAAGTACGATGTCTATTACAATGGTCACTTAGCAGCCTCGCTAAAAACAACCAATGTTCCAAAGCCGACTGCATCAAATCTCGCTTTATCCGATGGAACTTTTACAGGCAGAGCCGCCTATCTGCTTTCAAAGACGAGTGCGATGAGCGCATCTGAAGTTGCCTCCGATTATGCAAACAACACAAATACACTTGGAGAGCCGTATGACTCACTCTTTCCTTCATTAAACCTCAATCTATGTCCCTCCGGCAATTGTTTTTCAGGGCCCTCCGTTCGTCCCAGTAATCCGCTTGTTGTGTGGAAGTCCGACTACTAAAACCCTCGCTCAAACAGAATGAACGCTGCCCCCGCCACATCGTCCGCAGGTACACTAGGAAGACTTGTAGGTGGTATTGCAATACTTGTAGTAGGAGGTGTTCTGCTCTATTACATGTATGATTACATGTTCAATGTTACCCAGACTCAGGTAAAGGCTTCAGTTGTTCCGAATCCGATTGCCTCTCCTACGACTCTCATTCAGTACCCTGGTACATCGCAGGATGATGTAAAACTCTCTCAATATGTATTTACGGGTGGTGAAATGACAGTTAGCTTCTGGATGTATGTAACGGGCGCTGGAAGTGATACAACAAATAAGCGCCACATCCTGAATCTGGGTACATCCCCTACAGATGATGCCTCCACTCTCATTGTCGCACTGGGTGGTAAGACAAATACGCTCCATGTTCATGTAAATGACGGCAGCAGCCCGAGTTTCGTGTTCAACAATTTCATGACAACGAGCCCCGACAGCGATACGGCTTCTCCGTGCAATGTGCAGAATGTTGAATTCGGTCGGTGGGTCAATGTAACTGTTGTACTGAACAACAATCTGTGCGATGTCTACATGGACGGCCGTCTCTCACGCTCCTGTGTGCTCAAGGGACAGTTCAAGGTGAATGGCTCTGCAACAACACCGCTCTATTTCTTCCTTCTGAACCCTGATATTGGAACGGCAAGTGCTCATGTAAAGACGGACTGGACTGGAAGTCTGTCAGGCGTTAATTTCTATAACTACGCACTTTCCCCGGATGAAACCTATCGTATCTACATGGCCGGTCCTTCCGGCTCATCAGGTGATTTATGGTCGGCAATCAAGTCATTCTTTGGTCAACTCGCACCGACTGCACCTGTCACATCATAAAGAATCCTTCTTAGTTCACACATAGGAGTCAACTTATCAAGTTCACTCCTTTGTGCGTAGTCCGTGGAAATGAATATCTACAGTTTGTAGATTGTGATGGAGGCTTCCCTGAACACCAGCAGTGGCAGTTTCATATTTGGAAATGGACTTGTCCCACAGATTCTCCTTGCACTCATTGCGGGTATAGTGGTATTTCTGATTTTTTTCAGTTTTGAGTCCCTCGTAAAGACATATTACAAGTATGCGATGTCAAAGACTGTTATTGTTCCGAATACGATTATGAGCAGTCAGTCGATTGTTGTCCGTCAGGACCCCAGTGATCCGAACAGTAAAATGCTACTGCCGTCAGACAATGAATTTACAGGCGTTGAATTCACCTACAGTTTCTTCCTGTTTATTGACCCGGCGACCTTTGACTCAAGTAATGGCCTCAAACATGTCTTCTACAAGGGCTACTCCACACCATTTCCGCTGTTGGGTCCGGCCGTATTCGTTCGTTCAGATGAGAACACACTCCGTATCTTTATGAACTCCTACAAGGCATGGTACAGCTATGTGGACATTCAGAATGTACCCGTACAGAAGTGGTTCTATGTGGCCATTGTATTCCGTGCGAACAATCTTGAGGTCTATATCAATGGAAATATGAAGGGTCGTATTCCCATGGAGAAGACCTATCCTTACCAGAACTATCAGAATCTGATTATCTTTGGCCAGAGCAAGTTCAACAGCAACACAACCCTTGGCAATAAGGTAGTCAACCTCCAGGGTGTTGAGGAGGACTATAAAGTGACAGGCACAATGGCGGGTCAACTCAGCCGTTTCTATCACTACAGATATGCCCTCTCCTTCGCTGAAATCCAGGCCAATGCAAACCAGGGACCGAGTTCTCAGGTTGACATGCCGAGCACACAGTCTGCGAGTTCCTACATGCAGAATGCTCTGGTTGATTCTTGGTATACAAGCTAAAGAATCCTATATCTTAAAGACTTTACTAGTGGGATTTAGAATCCCGATATTAAAGCCTCACGAAATAGAAGGGTAAGCAATGACTGGAGGCGGTCTATTAGGACTTGTAGCCTATGGCTCTCAAAATGTAATTCTCAGTGGAAATCCGGATATGACCTATTTTTACAAGGTCTTTCGCCGCTATTCACACTTTTCAATGGAGAGTGTCTCTGCACAAATGGATGGTCCCGACCAACTCTTTTTTGATCAACCCATTAAAGTTCGTTTCAAGATTCCTCGTGTAGCCGACTTGGTAAGCGACCTCTATTTTTCTTTTAAACTTCCTGATATCTACAGCAAATATATCTCTCCACGAGTTCGTAATTTTCAATATGAATTTCAATGGTCAAAATACATTGGGTGTGCACTCATTCAAAATGCAGCGGTCTTCATTGGTGGCCAGAAAATCCAGGAGTTTGATGGCTCTTATCTTCTTGCAAGAGCACTTGCCGATATTCAAAGAGATGAATTTGCAAAATGGGAGCGGCTTGTTGGTAATGTAGCAGAACTTGTTGACCCAGCAAACGGTATTTATGCGGGCGGTACAAATCAGACCGGCTACCCGAATGTACTTATTGACCCGACAAGACCTCTCGGTTCACAATTCAACCGCCCATCCATTTTTGGACAGACCATTCGTGTTCCACTGCCGTTCTGGTTTACACAGAATACTGGTTCTGCTCTTCCACTTGTAGGTCTTCAGTATCATGAATGTGAAGTTCAGCTCACACTAAATCCAATTAATCAACTCTATACTGTTCTTGACGCATCAGGATTCCGTGTGGCTCCTGGAGTTCAGACAACTGCATCTGTAACGAATCTGCGCTCAAATCTTCCGGATTACACGACGGTTGTAGATATGAGTGGACAACTTAATGCATTTTTAACTGATATTGGTGCAGTTGTGCCTGCGCTCAATACATGGAGCCTTCAACCTACAATTGAGACAACCTATATTTATCTTCCTGAGCAGGAGCGCAATCTATTTGCATCGACACCTCTATCCTATCTTCTACATCAAGTCACATGGTATCCCTTTCCAGCCCTCTACACTCGCCAGATTCTAGACCTCGAAACACATAATCCAGTAGAACGCTTACTCTTTATTAATCACCGTTCAGATACACTTCAGTATCGTAATGACTTTGCAAATTGGACCAATTGGTGGAATTATCCATCAACGCCGTATCTACCTCCGCCAAATGCTGTGCCTCTCTTAACACAAGCCTTTTCATCAGGTGTACTCATTCAATTTGCACAACTCCAGATTATACAGAGTCTACGAGTTCTCTGTGATGGTAATGAAATTCAGGAGATGAAACCGATTGACTACTTTACAAAGGTCGTTCCCTATAAATATACAAACGGTGACCCTGGCGAAGTGCTACCAATCTACAGTTTCTGTCTTCACAGTCCAGACCACCAACCTTCAGGCTCCTTGAATACTAGTCGCATCCGTGTCTTTCAAGTTGAGATCAGTCCGTATACACTGCCGCCAAATACAACCTATGTATATGATTTGACCATCTATGTAGAATCCATCAACTTTGTAGAGTTTGCGTCAGGTATGGGTGGACTGAAGTATGCTCTATAAATAGGATGGGGCAAGGAGCAAGTCAATTGTTCGATAATCTTACATATAACCCCGATGTTCAGCGTCAAAAGGCAGCGGACCAAAAAGAGGGAGCAAAGATTCGTGATACATATCGTGAAATTCTTACAAAAACTCAAAAAGAGATTACAAAAATGAGTAGCGCTGGAAACCTAACACCCGAAGGAACTACATTACTACAGGGTATTATTGATAAGGAAGTACTCTGGTTAAAAAATAATCCAACTGCATTGTCAGACACAATCTTTGCAGAGACCCAAATATTTAGTGATGCTTTTGTAGCAGAAGCAAATGCTGATAAGATACGAATTGTATTTTTTAATGCCCTAAAACTCTGGAACTATACACTTCTACAACTCCAGAATCAGAATCTAGTCTCTGCGGATAAAGCAGTACAGTTCCAAAAAGTGCTCGACCAAAATCAAGTCTGGTATACCAAGAATTTAAATTCATCTCTTGAGACACTTCAGGAACAGATTGCAACCATTGTAAATAGTGCGGCGTCTATTCTGAATGAGCCTGCTGCAATTCAAAGGATACATGCCGAAGCAGAAGCAGCCCTTACCACATCTTCAGGTAATCTTGATAAATTAATTGCAAGCGCAAACGCAGCCAAAGCTGAAAAGGAGAAACAGGAGGAATCAGAGTTCAGTGCAGCACGCGTAAAGCAGAAAATCTGGGACCAGACGATTTCGGGTATTGTTACAATGCTCTATTTAGTGATTGGCCTCTATGCGGGTTCTCTTATTACGAACGATTCACTAGTTCGTCCTGTATCGATTCGTGTTGTCTATTTTATTTACGCTGTGATGCTTTGGTTTCTTGTACTCCCCTACTACATCTATCGCTCCTATACAAATCATCCTCCCTTTATGGGGGCCTATTTATTTCCACTCTATCCTTACAATCCAGATGAAGTGAAGAAGGACTCTTTTTTCGAACAACTTGTCTGGTACAAGGAGCTCCCTTTAATCAAAAAAGCCCATGAAGACTATGCTGCTGCTGCAGTGGCTGCGATTGCAGCGCAAAAATCCATAGGTTAAACCCGAATGGCGAATATCTACTTAGAAATGGCTCCTATTATTGTAAGTGTGATTACACCGACTTACAACAGAAGGCGATTTATTCCATATCTTATCAAATGCTATGAAAGTCAGAACTACAAGAAAGAAAGCATGGAATGGATTATTCTTGATGATGGACAAGACAAAGTGAAGGACTTATTTGATGCCGCGGCCAAGAGAATTCCTAATATTCGGTATATTCCTCTTGATGAGAAACTGACAATTGGTGAAAAGCGCAATCGCCTGAATGATGAGGCAATCGGTTCCATTATTGTCGCCATGGATGATGATGATTACTATCCACCTGAACGCGTAAGTCATGTAGTGATGCGTTTTGCAAATAATAAGGAGGTGCAACTTGCAGGAACTTCAGAGGTCTATATGTACTATTCAGATGTAAAGGAGATTTATAAACTCGGTCCTTATAATCCGAATCATGCAACGAATGGCACAATGGCCTGGCGAAAGTCATATTCAAATTCTCATCGATATGATGATACTGTTACGCATGCGGAGGAGCAATCCTTTCTTGAAGGCTATAAGCACAAGATGATTCAACTCGACCCCTTTAAGGTGATGCTTGTGATGAGCCACAGTGAAAATACATTTGATAAGAAGAAGATGCGCGAGGATGTTGGAAAGAATCCGTTTATTACGAAGACGAGTTACAAGATTAAAGACTTCATAAAAGATTCTGAAATGCGCGCTTTTTTTGCGAATGCCTAAAGTTACATCCAAAACGCTCTTTAGTTAAATGATACATAACGCCGATGTATTTACAGATGTATATAATCGACCGTTTGTAAATGGCTGTACTTCGGAATCACCTATGATTGATCAACCATCAAGTATACGCTTCTCTCTTCGTGCGCACCAGCGTGCAATTATATATAAAATGAATAGTCTTGAAACTTCACTACAAAAAGGACTTGATATTTCGGGTGAAATGCTCTTCAGTCGCTATGCGATTCTGGGCGATTCTGTTGGTGTAGGTAAGTCTCTTATGGTGCTTGGACATATTGCGAGTAAGCGGAACAGCCCTCCTCCAGTCTCCTATAAATCTCTGAATGATGAATCAACGCCCAATCTCTATAGTCTTAAAACAAGAGTCTACAGTGATTTATCGAATTCACCTGCACTTCTTGTAGTGCCTCATACATTATTTAGACAATGGGAAGAGTATGTTACAAAACAGACAACTCTAGAGCCATTTTATGTACGCAGTAAGCGTTCACTCGATTCGAAGACATTGGTTAAGAAAATGATGGAGTCGGATTTTGTACTTGTAAGTAATACTCTACTGGGAAAACTTTTAGAGGAGGTACATAATAAAGTGTATTTTTCTCGAATCTACATAGACGAAGCTGATAGTATTTATGTTCCAAGTACACACACCTTTCCTACGGGAAATTTTATCTGGTTTATTTCAGCAACATGGCCAAATCTAGTCTTTGAGAATGAGCGTGTATGGCTTTCAAATCAACATGTACAGCGAATTATGCAGCGTCCAGACTTTAATCAATATGATCCGTCGTTTCAGGCGCAGTTTGCGGAGGCGCTTGTGACAGGTCGCGGATTTTTTTCACGCTATACTTCGCGGTCAGGACTCTATCTACGCGATTATCTACGAAATCATCATCCGTTTCGTTCACACGTCGTACTTCGATGCCGCGATTCTTTTATTCAGGAATCGATTTCACTGCCTCCACTCTTTACACAGACCATTCTCTGTGAACCGACCGTTGCGCAGAGAATTTTATCGAGCGCAATTCCTACCAATATACAGAATCTTCTAAATGCGGGTGATATCACCTCGGCACTCACTGCGCTCGGTGTTCCATCCGATTCACCAATGAATCTCATTCAGGCTGTTACAGAGCATCGCCAGAAGGAGCTCAAGCGCCTTGAACGCCTCTATGTTTTCAAGTCTGAGGAGGAGTACGCATCGCCGCAGGTGAAGGAGCAGGCGCTGGCAAATCTACAGAGTAAAATCAATGGTCTCAAGGAGCAGATTGAGAGTATCAAGCAGCGCATTGAAAATTATAAGAAGGAGATTTGCGCAATCTGTTTTGATGAACCGAATGATGCAGTGCTAACACCGTGCTGCTCGCGCATCTTCTGTGGTGGATGTATTCTTATGAGCCTGAGCCGTATTCAGGGATGTCCAATGTGTCGCTCGCCCATACAGGTCGGTGCGTTACAGGGTGTTTCAGAGAAAGTTGCTGCACCGCGAGCTGTGGCTGTCGCACCCACTCCGCCCAAGAAGATTGATGCGCTACTGAATCTAATTCGGTCGAAGCCGAATGATCGGTTTCTTGTCTTCAGTCGTTATGAAAACCCTTTTAGAATGATGCAAGAGAACCTGGAGGCTGAGCGGATTACAGTGGAGACTGTAAAGGGTAATAAGGATGTTGTAAATAGTGTATTACACAAGTTTGATTCAGGTGAGTCACGAGTCTTATTACTAAACTCGAATCACGCAGGGGCCGGTCTGAATATCACATCGGCTACCTATGTAGTGTTATGGCATGCTATGACAACGGAGGAGGAGAAGCAGATTCTGGGGCGTGCGTACAGAATGGGGCGGACAAGTCCGTTGAACTTTGTAAAGTTGGTGCATCCTGATGAGGTTCGAAATTAAAAATTTCTCACCAGATCTGCTCAGCTGGGAGGTTCGGAGCTGAAAGCTCGCGGCCTCCACCCAAAACAAAAAAACACCCAGAAAGTAATGCGCCTCGCCATCTGTCTTTTTGGTCAACCGCGAAATTATAAAAAAGGATATGAAGTACTTACGAACTTTATAAAAAAACAAGAGAATACTACGGTCGATATTTTTTATCATGCATGGATACTCGAGCCAGGTCGTATTTATGCAAGTCAAAGCCCAAGAAAAATTCCCATTCAAGAATTAATTCCTGATAAGAATATACAAAGCAATCTATTTGAACTCTATAAACCTGTTGCTCATGTCTACGAAACACAAAAAACAGACTTCTCCCCTCAGCAATTTGAAACAACTCTCGCCTATAAAAATACAGTGAGTCCAAAGAAAAAGGAAAACATGAATAATATTTTCTCACAGATGTATTCTAGATCAGCTGTTCGTAATCTACTCAATCAATATATCCTTACAAATAAGGCATATTACAATACAATTATTATGACACGATTTGATTATGGAGGTACCCTTGATTTCAAACTCAGTGACATTGACCTCTCGTACACATATGTAGCAGGAAAAAACTATCCGCAACGATGTATTTTGCCTGATACATTTATTATGGCTCCTCAAACTACCTTTCTTGATTGGTTTGCAATGTATGATAATATGGAGCGTGTATTGAATACTACAGATGTGTATATTAATGCAAAGAAATATGGAGAGATGATTGAGATAAATGGCGAAGAGATGGTTATGGCACACTATCTATTTTATAATTCAACTCTAAATCGAGTCAAATATGTACCCTTTATACAAATTGGACTCTAAACCGGCCGCCCCTGCAACAGTGTATCGGCAGTCGCCATATTAAATCGTAAATTATTCAATCGCCGCTTTCTGTCAATCTTGAGACCTTCTCCTAGAAGTAACTCCAGATCGGCTCCCATGGAACTCAGTCGAATCGGCAAGTCGCGTGAATCTGAGAGTTCACACAATAGTTTCCACGCATTAAACATTCCAGATTGCCGTGTCAATACGGAAGTATAGCGCATTCCACTCGCCTCAGGTACAACTGCATCCGCTGCCGTAGGATACCGCTCCGTTAAGTGAAGTCCCAAGTTCTTGAGTTTCAGCGCATGAGAAAACGGCAGCAGATTCCAACACTGGTAGAAGAAGGCCCAGTAGTCTGCACGGTCCGACTCTGCAAGAGAATCAAACAGCTCCACATAGGTCTTCCAGAGTTCCCCGCGGTCACGTCCAGTCGCAAAGAGCCGTTCAGGAAGATTCTCCGCCGCTACGAGTCCAGCCAGATTCCCTTCATTGTTCTCAATATCGAGTTCAATCCAACTGTGCCACGGATTCCAGAGACACCACCACGCAATTGGCAACACACCTTCAGGATAATCACTGAGTTCAGTCTCCTCTTCAAGACCGGCCACATAGCGCTTCAGTGCACGAAGGTCTCCTGATAGTTCACTCCCCTTCTCCCAACTCGGTGGAAGCGAACACTGAAGCCACTTCTCTACAATTCCACGCGGCGCAGGCCCGACTTCGAAGGTCGTACAGAG